CAGGTTCTACCGCTACTTCAGGTTCTACCGCTACTTCAGGTTCTACCGCTACATCATCAACAGCATCAGCATCAACAGCATCAACAGCATCAGCATCAACAGCTACATCAGACTCAGCCGTATCCGTTGAGGTAGTAGGTGGCGCAGGTTGGCGTTTCTGGCCAAACAGGCTTAATTGATCTGGTGACACACCCTCTAGCTCTTTGACTAGGTTATTCCTAGCCTTTACCCCTATCCTAGGGTCATCAACGAACTTCGCTAACTTCTTTCGAACTTCTGGGTCATTAATATCTTTACCAGTAACACTTTTACGTATATCAGCTTTAGGGCTAACGCCTAACGTATCTAAAAATTCTTTGGTAAGTATCTTCGGTTCTAGAGCAGCTTCACTAACCCCCTCAGCCGCTGTACGCACTGCTTCAAGTCTGGTTTCTTGTTCTGGGGGTAGAGCTACCCCTGCTGGGCCTATACCTTCAAAACTTAACTGCTCTGGGTCTTTGGGTTCTTGCTCTACAGCTTCAGGAGCAGTAAATAACTCGCCTTCTACGGTAGTTTCCGTGCCATACACAAACTGTCTGACAGCTTCTATCTCTACGTCTGTGTACTCTTCTTCAGGCTTACCACTGTCTATTAATGCAGGTACATCTATATCAGCTACAGTTTCTTCTACTGTTACTTCTTCCGCAGCGGCAGCGTCTTCTGCGAGTAGAGCTTCAATTTCTGCGGTTTCGGCAACATCAGCAGCTTCTTGTTCCTCTTGTTCAACAATAGCGCGTTGTTCTGCTTCAACTGCACGCGAGTCTCTGCTAATACCTGCGGCACCGCCACCCAACGTACCACCAATCAGACCAGCGGCAACGGCTGTTTCAATGTATCCGTCTACGGCTTCTTCGCTGTCAAGCTCTAGTCCAGCTTGTGCGCGTTCGATTAATGTTTGACCAAGTTCAGTAGGTACCTCGACAGCGGCACCGGTACCAGCACCTTTAGCAACGCGAGTAAATAGTCCACCTGCACGAATGGCTTTTTGTGTGGGTAATAGCCGACCTACCATCAACCGTTCAGCAAAGGCATCTAGGGCAGCTTGTGGTAACGAGTTTAGGAATGCAGCACTTTCGCTCATCTCGACGCGAAGCCCCTGCTGTATAGCTTCTTTCTGTGCTTCACGGTTATTACCGTAGAAGAACGGTATTTGTGACAAGGCAGCGCCAGCAAGACCACCAACAATAGTACCTATCCCCGGCACAAAAGATCCAGCCGCAGCACCAGCCGCAGCACCAGCACCTAAACTAAGACCAGTCTGTGGCGCGGTTTCGCCAAGGGTTTCAAGGAAGTAGTCTAGCCCAGTACCAACGCCTTCTACGTCTTTTAAACGCGTAGCCATCGCTTCTTGTTCGGCTAGTTGGGCTTCGTTTTCGGCAATCATTTCAGCGCCGAACTCTTCTACTCCTTCTAACCCAAGCACCCCGCCAAGACCTTCAAGGGCAGACCCAAAACCACGACCAGCAACATCAACACCACGGGATAAACCACGACCTAACGCGGTAGTATCTTCTTGCAGAGTTTCTTTTCTTTCCGCATTTAGTTTCTTAAAGGCAGCAGCGATAGTTCCATAGTCTTGGGTACCCTTTTTGTCAGGGTTATCTACGATCCATTGTGCGTATTCTCTAATACCTGCCATTACAACACTAACCCAAATCTACTTCAGCGGAAGCGACTAATTCACTTGTTGTTAGAGGTGCGGTCGTTACATCTGCCGCAGGTAAAGTAAGTCCTGAATCAGCTCCTATCCCTTTTAATGCGTTTATCAGCGTTTGTTTATCCGCGTTGATGGTTCTTGTAGCTTCAGCTATCTTATCTGCTTTTTCTTGTTTATTAAGGGTCGGAGATATATTTATTGATTGTGTAGCCGCGTCTATAGCATCCTGCGCGTTCGTGTTAACTTCACTTATTGCGGTCACAACCTTACTCTTTACGTTACTCTTCTGGGCATCAGTTTTGGCTTTCAGCATTTCTCTCTGTAACGTAAGCTCTTGTCCTTTCAACTCAGCGGTTTGTTTCCTGTATCTGTTTTGAGTGTTAGCGTCAAGAATCTTAAAAGCCATAGACTGGTCAAATTGGCTACCCGCTTGCTTTAGCTCTGCTGCAAATTGTTCAGCATCCATACCAAGTTTTTCTGCGTCTAGCTTTAACCTACTTTCGTTGATTCCAAGCATACCCGCTACTTGTTCTGCTGTTGTACTAGCACGCTGTTGTTGGATATCCAACCCACGTTCACCTTGGGATATTTGAGCTCTAGCTAACTCTCTATCTTCCCTTGCTTTTAACAAAGCGTTGCGACGTTCTCTAATGCCAGCCAAACCTTCTTTACGTTCTTTTTCTTCAGCTCTTACAGCCTCACTGATACCTAACCCAAAGCTGGCAAGTGCGCCCCTATTACTAGTAGCGGCAGGTCTTTTAGACGCATTAATAGCGGCGTCAGTAAGACGGTCGAGCAACCTTCTGGTATTACTGCGGGTATCTGTTAGACCTGCTTCATCTTTTTTAAGCTCCGCAAGTTGTTTTCTTCGTAACGCTTCATACTCTTGATCTAGTGTTAACGGGGTATTAGGTCTACGACGCAACAGTTCTGGAGCTTGAGTGCCTCTTTCTAAAGTTTTTAACGGGCCAGTAGGCAGTCCTGAGATACCTGCGGCCATAGCGTTATCACCTATTTCAGCTATACGTCGTCTACCTTGTTCTTCTCTATTAAGTAAGAAGTCAGGTACTGGGGCACCACTAGTTGGCGCAGCCTGACGCAGTGTTGCTGGTGCTTGTGATGCGCCCCCTGCCATTTTGACTACCTGTTCCATTGTTATTTCGTCAGTTTCAACGGGAGTAGGTTGTTGTCCAGCAGCGGCAGCGGCGGCTACATCGGGTTCTCTAGCGGCGGCAGCGGCTTCTCGCGCAATGAAAGGTGACAGTTCTTTTTGCGATCTTACGGGTACAGGCGCTAAAGGTGTGCCGGTATCGAGCTGTTCGGTCATTTCCTCTGTCACCATTTCTATATCAGAAGGTTTTGTACCTCCTTCCCTACGAACTCCTTCGCCTAACCCCATCGTAGGAGGTAGTTTTTCGTATACGCCCCCTCTTTCAGCAGCTATTCTTGATCTAATAGCGTCATCATTTAACCGCTTAAAAACCCTATTGGAACTTTCTAACTCTTGGCGTTTCTCACGTACGTCTGCTTCAGGTATGCGACTTATTTTTGGTTCATATTGTGCACGTAACCTTGATGCAATTTGTTCATCACTCATCCGCTCAAAAACTCTGTTAGAGCTTATAAGTCTGCGTCTTTCCTCTTCTATTTCTTCTTGCGTGGGTTCGTAAACACCCCCACCAACGTTGTACCCAACAATCCCACCGTTGTACATACGTTCTAGATTCGGTGCACGTTGCGTCATTAAACCACCTGCTGCAGCCATCGTGGGTTGCCCCTGTGGACGTTGTTGCTGTGGTTGCTGTTGAGGAGGACGCTGTGGCTGTTGCCCCATCTGCTGCATACGTTTCTGTTGTTGCCGTTGCTTCTGTGCAAGTACGCCAGCTACGCCTTTAGTGCGGTCACGTAAGTTCTTCATACCCGCTAGATCAGGTGCCATCTTTTCTTTTTCGGCAGCAACAATCGTCTGCTCTAACTGGTCAGCTACAGTCGGTGGGTTACCCTGCATCTGCAATGCGGCAAGTTGTTTTTCCTTCTGTACTTTCTCTGCGGCACGTTGGGCTGCAATCAAGTCAAGGATGTTTTTACTCTGCCCATACTGTTGCATTAACGCGTTAGGGTCATTCTTCATCCTAGCAGCGCGTTGAGTAATTTGTTGGTCAATACCACCCATCGGATTCATAGCCATTAGTCCCACCCTCTAAACAGATCAAGAATACCGCCAGCACCACTTATAAACTCGCTTAGTGCACTGGGTTCTTGGTAGCTATACTGCTGTGCGCCGATAGGCAACCCTTGCAGCAACGACTGTTGATACTGTACTTGTTTGTACGGGAAGTCACGTTCTTCTTCAAACTGCGCTAGGTCTGCGGTTATACCTTCCTGTTCAATGGCGCGTTCTTGGGCACCAAGGTTAGCTTGTGAGGCTAATGCCTCTAGCCCGTACCGATTTGCGGCATCTTGCGCTGTCTGTTGTCGTTGTTGTTCGACGTTAAATTGGTTCATGGCTTGGGTGTAAGCATCCTGATAACCCTGCCCCGTAATACCTGCTAGGTTTTGCGCGAGGTTGCGGTTTAATTCAGACTCCATGATAGCTTGGCGTGATCCACCGTAGGCACCAGCTTGGGTTAACCTGTTAGCATCACCTAGGCGAGTAATCTGCGCCTGTCGTCGTGCTTCTTCAATTTGCGGATCTAACGCAGCTTGAAGGTATGGGTTCATGTAGTCCTGTGCCGCTTGCGCTGTGAACTGCTGCGGTTGAAAAGCCCCCATCTGTTGAGTGGGTACTGCAAGTCCTGCTACACCTTGGAACGCTGCCTGTTGTCCAGCAGACTGCCCAGCGGTGAGTGGCCCTGTATAAGCCTGATACCCTTGATTAGCAAGAGCCTGACCCTTGCCAAGCATCTCAGTTACATAGGGTGCTGCATACGGCGCTAAAGAACTTGTCCGTGAAGTTTCGCTACCTACTGGCCCATCTACCATAATCGTTACCTACTTGGTATAAATTTGTTAGGGTTAATCTCGGTACCCTGTTTCGTATTACCGGTACGTGCTTTGCGTACCCTATCCATCATGCTGTACAGATTCTTCGCACCCGCATTAGAGTTACCGTTACCTAGATGACTTACTACATCAGCAGGGACAACAAACTCACCATCACTCAAACGTGCTTCTTGCTGGTTATCGATACGGGCAGGGATCTTATCGGCCATACCATCGGTACTGCCCCCTAGGTAATACCCCGGATTGGCAGGTTTTCCACCAGCAGAATAGCCATTATATCGCCTGTTGTACGCAGAGGCGGCACCACCTCCAGCAAGTGCGGCTATACCACCGTACTTATACTGAGAACTAGCAACACCTCCAGTAAAACCTGCGTTACCCCCACCTACTGTTCCAGTACCATAAGTTACCGGGTTAGTGTTAATAACACCTGAAGCGGGACCGCTACCATCGTTACCCATTGTCATACCCGTAGGAGCAGGGGGTGTAACAGGGCCGGGGTAAGGGGTCATTACTCCAGCATTAGCGCCTTGTAATTGTCCGGCTTGTGCTGCAAATGCTCTTTGAGCGGCATCTTCTGACCCACGCGGGGTATACGCATAATCGGTAAAGTATCGCTGCCCTCGACTGCCGGGACGACGATCTGGATTGTATGTTCCCGGTACTCCATACCTGACAAAAGAATAATCCGGTATGCTAAAAGTCGTGTTACCTTTAGAATCAGTGACTACACCACCAGAAGAGGTATCTGTAGTAAAGGCATTACCAAACATTAACTGTGCTTCAGGCAACGCAGCTAGGCCCGCTAACGTGTCGGGATCAGCATTCTCACTCATTATAGCGAGTGCGTCAGTGTAGTAATCAAACAAACTCATTAGTTGTCTCCATAAGACATTATCTGCATGATTTCATCAGTAAAATCATAGTCTACTTTACCCCCTTGCGCCATACCCCCGATCTGCAATGGGCCTGACATGATACCCCTTCTTTGCGATATTTGCTGCTGTTGAGCACGTTGGGGGCCACCATAAGGTGACGGGAATAACCCTTTTTGTTGTGGTGTAGCGAATATATCCGAAAAATCATACATGTAGTTGATTCTTGCTGGGTCAGGCGTCGATACGTCAACACGCCGCCCTGTAGCATCTCCCGCACCCAGCATTGCGTTAAACAGGGCCGTCTGGCCTACAAGTTGACGCGTATCTGCAGCTTCTTGACCAATTAGTCCGCGTGTTATCTCTTGCTCTTCGTTTAAATATCCTTGTAGCCTGTCCGTTTCTGAGGTTATTAAGCCGCGTGTTACATCATCTGAAGCGTCTATATATCCTTGCAATTCAAACTGACGACGCGCTGCATCTGCGTAGAGTCCTGTAGCAGGGATCTCACCGACACCTTCAACACCTGCGTCAACGAACCCTTGCAATAACTCAATGTCAACATCGTTGATAACCCCGTCAAAGTTGGCGTCATACAAACGTATATCATTGTTGATGTCAGTGATAGCTTCTTCTTCGCCCAGAAGCCCAACAATACCATCTACATCTTCTTGAGTTATCTCTGAAACAGGGACACCGATAATGTTGCTGATATAAGTAAGGTACTCGTCAGTGTTGTCGTCTGACTCTGATATAGCATCTAAAATAGTTGATTCTGAACCGGCAATACCTGCGTAAATACCTGTTGGTAAAGTCTCATCTTCAGGGGTATTAGGGTCGTCTACATCTGCACCGGGGCTACCTATAAAATTCTTCAGGTCAGTGTTGCTATCACCTATAGCAGTGAGAACTTGTTCTATCGTGTACTGACCATCGCTGGTAAACGTGTTAATCGCATCTATTATTGCGTCACGTTCCGTTTCGCCCGCAGCCCGATTTGCTTCGATAGTAGCGAATAATCCGGTAGGTAGCGTCTCATCTTCAGGGGTATTTGGATCGTCTACTTCTGCACCGGGGGTACCTAAAAATCCCGATATTGATGTAATTTCAGGGATTATCGTATCGTTAATAGAGGTTATTACGGTGTTTATATCTGTATCTAGGTCAAATACACTTCCATACAAGCCGGTACCACCAACTATTTCGTCAGTAGGATTTCCATCGCCATCTACACCGTATTCTGGTACCCCGACAATCCCTTCTATTATTCCCGGTATTGCATCTATGGCTACACCTTGGTTAAACAATGTTCTATGCAACCCAGTGGCACCTTCACCAGTTTCTGGGTCTCCGGGCACACCGACGTAACCAACTAGGGTAGTAATTTGTCCGGGTACATCCCCGAGAACGGTGTCTATATAATCTTGTACGTTTTGACTACTTTGTCCTACGTAACCAAACAAACCGCGCCCTTCGTTTACATCAGGAGTGCTAGGGTCATCAGGTACACCAATCAGATTTATAACCGTGTCGTAATCAACACCAGCGTTGTAAAAGTCAAGGTATAACCCAGTGCTTTTGTCCGTTAGCTCCCTAGTAGGATTCCCATCCTCATCCGTACCCTCAATAAAGTCAGGTACACCTACAATACGTTCCACATCGGCTACAGTGGCTAGGTCTTGAACGGCAGTATCTATATAGCCGTATAGCCCTGTACCGGGAATATCCCCTGCAGCAGGTGTACCAATAACTCCATATAAACCGTTACCATCTTCAGGATTACCAATGAGACCTTCAATACGACCTACATCTATTCCGAGGTTGTACATATCCCCGTATAGACCAGTACCACCAATCACTTCGCCGTTTTCATTCGTAGTGGGAGTACCAACTATTCGTTCAACTTCTGCAGGCAAATCTTCTATATCTACGCCTTGTTGAGCTAATGTTAGAAGTAAACCTGAACCACCGATTAGATTACCGTCAGCATCTTTGGTAGGAGCAGTACCGATAAACGCTTCAAGTGCAGCATCATTACCAGCATCGATACCGAACATAACGCCGTATAGACCGGTACCACCAACTATTTCATCAGTAGTATTTCCATCGGCATCTACACCGTATTCTGGTTCTCCAATATAGTTCTGTACTATATCGTCTCTAATACCACTGATATAACCGTATAAACCTGTACCTTCATCTTCGTTGCCGATTGCATCTTCAATACGCCCTACATCTACACCAAGAGTAAACAGCTCGCCGTATAGGCCAGTACCGCCAATTACTTCGCCACTTTCATTGGTAGTGGGTACACCAACGGCGTTTATAATATCTTGTGGTGTAGCTGCCCCCTCTACTAAGGCATACATACCTGTAGCTTCTTCGGTCACTTCCCCTGTCTCTGGGTCTTTGTAATTAGAAGGAGTACCTATAATGTCTTTAATTTCGTCTGTATCGAAACCAAGTGCCGTTAGTGTTTTAGTGACAGATCCATCTTCTCCAAAGTAAGTATTTAGTGTGTCTTGTACACCTTGAACAGTGGCATAATCAGTAAGAGCGGTACTTACTAAGGCGTTTATTTCCTCGTCAGTACGCGTAGCGTCTCCGGCTGTATACCCGTTATCTGTAAGGTAGGTACTTATTGCGGTAGCTAAATCTTCATCTGATATCTGTGTATCTTCAGGTAAATCTAGTTCGTCTATGATGCCTTGAGCTAAGTCTTTTATTTCTTCGTCAGTACGTACTGTATCTTCAGGTATATCTAGTGCATCGATAGCGTCTGCAAGTTGCTGCTGCGTTACATAGTCATTAGGATCTGTACCTTCTGGAAAATTACCGTAAAACTCTTCTGAGGCTTCGGCGCCTTCATCGTAAGGGCTCATTGTTTCTGCGCCGTCGGGGTCTTCATTGTCTACGCTATCATCAGGATCTTCGGGTTGCTCATACACAGGTAGGCCAGTGTCAGGGTCAAAACCTGTAAGTTCGTTACCGTTTGCATCTACCTGCGTATTTATAGTGCCATCGCTATCAGGGTCTAATTCCCAAGGGTTATAGTCTCCCCCTTCTGTCCAGTCTGTAGGTTGGTATATCGCAAACCCCTCTTCATTTACCTCTCCGGTATTGAATATAGGTACTGTTCGTATAACTTCTCCCGCAGCGCCGAATATTTCAACGGCGGTACGCGCCCCATCTTTTATCCTACCTATGGTTTGTTCTACACCGTCTACTACTTGAGTGACAACTCCTGATGTAGGGTCTACTAATAATTCACTTACACTAGCTGGTCCTTCATAGTTACCATCTTTATCAAACAAAGGGATTTCGATAGGCGGACCATTAACGGGCAATGGTACGGGAATTTTAAGTTCCGCCCACGTACCTCGTGTAGGGTCGAACGTTACTTTTATAGGGTAACCCATACCTAATGGACCAGCGGTTTGTTGCTCCAACATTTCTTCTAAAATTTGAGTTAAGGTCTTGGGCGCACCGCCGGGGCCAGTCCCGAATATAAGATTGCGTGCAGCCGTGGTCATCCGTTCTATTTGATAACCAATGTTTAGTTCTATGTTTTCTCTTACATGCGTGTTTAGCTGATTTTCGCTAATCGGTACATTAGAGTCTAAATCATTCTCGTCACGTATTGTGGTCAGTATCTGTTGAGCTGCTGTAGTCGAAATGTCATCACCAGTTCGATTTTTAACAAGTTCTTGCACCTCTACTACTGATGTAGCACGGGGGTCAATAAGATCAACCGCTTTTGATTCTTTTACGTTACCGGTAAGGGATTCTATTTCTTCTTCGGTAAGATCTTCTATACGATAGCCTTCATCAAGAGCTATTTGTACTAATTCTTCGCGGGATGTACCTAGCAGGTCATATTCGTCTTTTAACGCTGCTTCATCAGTATTGCCAACTAAATCTTCAAGTTCTTCTTGACTGAACACATACCCGACATTTGGGTCATTAGACATATCGATTAGTTCTTGGCTGGTCACTGCATTTTGGTCAAAATAAACACCTGCATCTACACCTAACCGACGCTCGTAGTCATCATCATCAATTTCACTTGCTTGCCCCACACGTTCTTCAATATCACCGACATTTAATTTATACCCTTGCTCGGCTGCGATACCTTCTAGTTCTGCTAATGTTAACTGGCGTGGGTCAACGTGCTCTGCTATTTGTTGTTCTGTTGCAACCTGATCTCGTTGCCCTCTAAATAAGTCAAGTTCTTCTTTATTAGGCTTATACCCATTTTGTTCTTTAAATATGTCTGCAGCTTCTGCGGCAGTAACATATCGGGCGTCTACGTAATCGTTTAAATCCACTTCTGTTGGATCACTACCTAATAATGCTGTTTTGTCTTCATCTGATAACTCGTAAGAGTTGCCATCAGTAAGTTCTGTAGGTAGTTTGTTAACGGCTTCTAACAGTGCGCTTTCTGTGAAAGGTAATTTTTCTTCAGGTATACCAAAAGCTGACCCAAACTCTACGTTAGATATCGTGTCGTTATCACCAAAAATATCGTCAAAGAATTCATATAACTCTGGCGCATAAGACTCTAACTGCCCTAGTCCACCTATGAAGCCCCCACGAAGCGGGTTATCTATGTTATCGGCACCTGTCTGAAGTTGGTCAAACACCTGTCGCATACCTAACTCAACTAGGTTGCGTTGCATACCTTGAAGCCCTAAAACAAACGCATTGGTTGTTTCTCTTACAGCTTTACTTACGTTAAAGGCTTCAAAGTAAGAGTTAAGCATAGACATGAAGTCTTGCGTGCCTCCGCCAGTGCCATCTAGGGCATCGTCGCGCACTTGTCTGCCGGGCTCAGGGTTAACCCTTACGTTACTTCCGGGCGTTCTTCTTCCAAAAAATTCGCTCATATCAGTTTGCTATCAGCACCCCCTCAAATGAGGCACCGACAACTACGTTGGTTGTATCGGAGCTGGCTCGGCATTCTATATCTGATTTCTCGGTAATGCCCAACGGGTAATTGAAAGGTAGTACAAGCAGGTTGCTTTGTACCGTCTGAATGATCTTTGTACGAAACGTGTTTGAGCCAAAGTCTCTAGTCACAAACTTAGCGGTCACGTTCTTGTTAGCAATAGCGATAGCTGCTGTAAACGTAACATCATCAAGGAATAACGTGAATCCTGCGGGTACCGTGTACACTGACATCTGACTCTGGTTGTCCCCCTGCACGATCTGGCCGTACGTTATTCCGGTCGGCACCCCACTTGTAACGCCGCTATTGGCCACGTATATGGTACCTGCAGCAGTGCCGCCTGATCCTGAAGTAGCAACAAATATGCGGTTGATACGCAGCCAACCAGAAGCATCGCCAATCTGCACTTGCGTCTGCCCATTCATGCTGACGGTTACACTTTGAGCTGCGTAGTTCTCGTCTACCCCCTCAATGGTTACGGTCTGTGCCCCCGTACCTGCACTAGTATCTGCTGTGCTTGAGCTACTAATAAACGCAGTAAACGCAGCAGTGGGCCACGGGTAATCGCCACCAGTGCTCCATACCGTCTCTTCAGTGCCATTAATATCTGGGTTAGTACCAAACTTATACAAGGTAGAAGCACCAGCAATCTGGCCTTTAGCTACTTGTAATTCGTAAGGTTCTTGGATCGCCATAGCGTTTCTCAGAGCGTTATCTAGCTGGTTAAAGTATATCCGAAGTATGTTATTAAACTGCTCAAATGACTCCTGATCGTATACCTGTGGGGCATAGGGTAGTGCTGGGGCACGGAACGGAACGTCATACTTGGTGGTGTCTCCAGCCATTATCGTCGTCCATCAGGTCGCATATCCAGTCTTGGGGAGCCTAACTGCCATGTCACACCGGACTCGGTAGACTCGATCTTCATCACCATCTGCCGCCCACGTACCCGAGTATTGAGCTGTCCGGTAAACTTTTCTATCGGTAGCACAGCGGATCTGACAATTGTACCGTCATTTGACCCACCTACCGAGGCAGGAGAGTTATACCCTGACCCAGAGTTCTGCATGGGTAACAAGGTCATAACAGCACTAGGATTAGCCGCTGTAGACCCGTCGAACGTGATATCAGGAAGTACACGCCAGATAAAATTGAATTGATGTCCGTCATCTAGATCGAACTCAGCAGTAGAGGCATAAGCATGGATAGCCGTGCTGTCCCCTAGCTCATTATTATCGACGCCTTCTTCCTGATTCACGAGGTTGTTATTGTAAGTCGCCGCTAACGGAAAGTCTCGTAATCCCGAATCTAACCATGCCGTACGGTCCATTGTGCCGTAATACCAAATGTTATCCAGATAGTTATACACAACGTATCTGTCGGCTGTGCTTGAATCTGTGGAACAGTAAAACCACCAGACTTCATGGTATGCCTCTACAGTACCTGAAAACACTTGGCGATACTGGGCAGTGTTAAAGTCGTTGAAGACAAACTTACGTAGGTTACAAGGCAGTGGCTGCGTGCGCCCGTCATACTTATAGAACTTATCCACACCCATCCAGTAGGCCACACCATTGGCGTACGCTACCGCATTCTGAGAGGCTATGGAGATGTTTTCACCGACAAGCTGTGCTCCCCATACTACCGGGGCACCGACGTACTGGAGGGCATATAGGGCCGAATCTGACCATACTAAGACTTCTTGACGTGCTTGCTTAGCCGCTATGATTTCTGCACCACGCGATAACTGGAGGCTACCTGCTTGGTTTGTTGCCGCAGGAGTCCACTGGGTGGCGTTCTCTTGGTCTGACCAACGAATCAGCATGGGGTTTTTAGTGGCAGTAGCTAGGTCATTACAGCCAAAACAAAATACAAAACGGCTGATATCTGACACTAAAATAAGGTCTTGTACGCTGGGTACGTTCGCTCCTACAGGGGATATTGAGGCTAATGTAACGCCCCTAGTGGATAGCCCTGCCGTGGCATCCCAGTAGTATATAGGCCCACCACGAGGTCCAAATATAAGATCTTCACCAAAGTTTATCTGTGACCATAGACGTATCTGAGTGTCAGATGTACCGCCAGTGCCCCATACTCCAGCACCCCACGAACCTGCTCCCCAGCCTGTTAAAGGTATTACGTAAGCCGATCCGGTATTAATTTGGTAAGCAGCAGACACCGTACCACCCCCAGTTGCCGCAGAAGTGGCGTTACTAGAAGCTGTTATGAAGTAAGTATTTGAGGTAGTTGTATCAATGGTGATCTGAAATTCACCGTTTAAAGTAAGCCCACCAACGGCAGATGCACCCGAAAAAGTGACGAAATCACCCGATATATAGCCCCCATTAGCGTCTACAACGCTTACCGTAGGGGAACCACTTGTGGTCGTAAACGGGTTAGTAAGGCTTACAGTAGCCCGTAAAGGCGTTATATCGTTGTATGCGCCGCCGTTCTCGATGTAGAACTTGAGATTAGTGCCTACGCCAATGAGGTTCTGACTGCCTAGCGTTACCCAGTTCCACAAAGAACGGCAGACGCCAAGAAAGGTAGCCTCAGATATACGTTGCCACCCCCCAATCTTTTCCGGCGTTCCCTGACGGAACCGGATTTTATCGGATTCGTACCAACCACCTTCACTGGTGTATCGGGTGTTTTCTCTATTAACCCCCGGCTTTAACGCTAGTTTTTGTAGTGGCATAAGGAACCCATCACATTGTCTCGCCAAATACCGGCGGTAGGGTTGTTACTTGGATAGAAGTGTTCTGCTTCAAGTTTAAAGAAGCACCGCAATCAGAACAAGTATCTGCTTCTAATTCGTTCTCGTCTACATCATATCCACATTCGGCACAGAGAATCTCTATATCATGGGCAGGTTCTACGTTACCGTCAGCTAATGTTTTTGGTGGGTGGGATGTCTTCATCGCTGTTGGTATTCCCCAGAGCTAATCATCTGGCAGATTTCTAGTGAGCGGTCGCCAACCTGTTCGGCCCAACGGCTACGGTAAAATTCTTGCCCTGCTTCTTCGTAGTTACCATCAGCCATATGCCCCAAGGCTTTAACGAATTTACGCAATTTGGTCTGACCAATATTAAATGACAAGTCTATTAAGGCTTCTTGGCGCACGCTATCAAGATCTTTAAACCAATCGTACTCACCGATCAGCTCTTCTTTGCACCGTCTAATGTCATTACTTAATAAGTAGTCTATCTCGTCATCGGCAAGGCCAAGGCCGGACTCTGAGATGTTTCTGCCAACACCAATAGTTTCGTAACCCGCAGAGCACATGTAGACCTTATCTCTAACGCCTTCGTGCCTTTTTAACATTTGTACAAGTCTATTCATTAATCATGCTTATGTGATGCGCCGTAGTAGAAACTGATAATAGATGAGACGATACCGCCCAGATACCCCAGCACAAGATTAACAATCCCGTCATCATTCGCAGCGGGGTCTTGTAGCGTGACCAGAGCAATGTAACCTCCGAAGAAAAATACACACGCAACCGCGATAAATTTAGGCGTCCAATCACCTTTAAAAGCTGACCGAGCATGTTGTACATCCTCCGCTTCAAGTGCGAATACATCTACGTCTAACTTCTTCATCTGAACTTGGAAGTCCAGTTCAGCTTTTTTAATTTCTGCTAACTGTTCTGGGGTAGCCGCTTGTACTGCATTAGCAATACTTTTCTCA